ATCCACAAGCGGTTGGCCAAGATGCTCTACGACAACGTGTATATGCCGCCCGAACCTACGATGGATCTGGCGCTTGCGCTGCGTGAGACGACGCTCGCGATTCAGCGTGCCGAGATCGACGACATTCCAGAGGAGCGGGTTGACCTGCTGCGCCAATTCCTGACGCATGTGCAGATGCTCCAGGCCGCAGCGCAGCCACCTGCGATGCCACCGATGCCTCTGCCTGAGGCGATGCCTGCAATGCCGCCCGAGATGATGGGAGCGATGCCGCTTCCCAGTTAGGAGATGACGAGATGAGCGAACAAGCAATTGAAACTACGCCGGCACCGGTAACGCATACCGGCTCGCCTTCCCTTGACGAGCGGCTCGCAGCCGCAGCTGAGGCGATTGGCATTGAGGATGACGAGGCGCTGCCGCCTGCGCCGAAGGTCGAGCCAAAGGCCGAGGAAGCGCCGCAGGACGCTGAGGAGGCGACCGACGATGCCGAGGCTAAAGCAGACGGCAAAGACGAGCCAAAGGCCAAGCCAAAGGGCAAGGATAACGAAAAGCCGAAGACGCGTAATCAGATTCGCGACCTTGCCGCAGAGTGGGCAACGGCTCGAAGGGCGCAGCAAGCAAACCTGAAGCGAGCGCAGGAGCTTGAGGAGCGTGCACGCCAGGTCGAGGCTGAGCAAGCGACGGCTCGTGAAGTGGCGCAGCTCATGGGGCGCGATCCAATCCAGGCAGTCGAACGCCTGGCCAAGCTTGCGAACATGACGCCATCGCAGTATCTCGAGCGTCTCCAGCACGCGTACATTCACGGCGACGAGCCTCAGCGGCGCGCTGATGACCCAGTGACGCGTGAGCTGGCAGAGGTCCGCCAGGAGCTTGAGCGCATGCGCGCCGAGCGCCAGAAGGCCGAGGTCGAGGCGCAGCAGGCGGCGTATCAGCAGCAGCTCGCGCAGGTTGCGCAGCACGAAACCCAACTGTGCTCAGAGTTGGCCAGCAGCTACGCCGAGGAGTTCCCTGACCTTGCGGCACTGTCACCCGAGGCCATGCAGCGCCAGGTGAGCGATGCTGTAAACTGGTTTCTGTCAAACGGTTATCAAGTCGGCCGCTTCGAGGTTTTGCAGGCGGCCAACAATGTAGTTCGCAAGACGCTTGACGAGATGGGCGTCGCTGGTAGGCTCACAGCACGGGCTGCCTCCGCGCCCGCTGCTACGGCAGAGAAGTCGAGGCGAGCGGCACCACAACCGCGCAACGGCTCGAACGGCCGGTACATCCCGACTGCTGCGGCTGCCGCTGAATCCAGCGCGCCGCGTCGAATGACCGTCGAGGAGCGATTGCGCGAAGCCGAGAAGCTGCTTTGGGCATCCGAGTAATCGGCGGCTAACACCTCACTTGTTTTTTTGGAGTACACACAATGGCATCTTTGAACATGACGTCCTTCAGCTCCGCGCTGAAGATTCTTTATCCCGATTCGCTCGAGGAGGTCTGGTATCCCGAAGCGCCGTTCCTGGCGTGGGTCCCGAAGTCCTATGATTTCGAGGGCGCGACGAAGCAGACCAATGCGATCATCAGCGGCATTCGTGGGTCGACTGACTTTTCGACCGCGCTGAATGGCAAGTCTGCGCCTGCGATGGTGAAATTCAACGTCACCCGCAAGAAGGATTACGTCATCGGCTCAATCGACAACGAGACGATGATGGCCTCGGCCTCCAACAAGGGCGCAATTGCGAAAGCCATCAAAACTCAGGTCGACGCCGCTGCGTACGAATACGGCCGCTCGGCTGCGTTCCAGGCGTGGGGCGACGGCAGCGGCGTGCGTGCGACGATGACGAACTACAACGCCGGCACCAACGTCGCGACTCTCAGCGACCGTCGTGCCGCTGTGTATTTTGAAATCGGAATGGAGTGTCAGGTCAAGAACGCCGTCACTGGCGCGATTTTGCCTGGCCTCTACACCGTGACGGCTGTGGACCTTGACCTCGGCACGATCACTTTCTCGCTGTCCGGCGGCGCTGTCGCTCCGGTCATCGGAAACGAGACGCTGCTCGGTCGAAACGGCGACTTCCTTGCCGGCGTCGGCGCGTCCAACTGCATCAGCGGCGTGTTTGCCTGGATTCCCACGGCATCGCCCTCGGCCACGCCGTTCTTTGGCGTTGACCGCTCGGTCAACCCTGTCCGCCTCGCCGGCGGTCGCGTCAACGGTGGCGCCAAGACGATTGAGGAGGTCATCTTTGACAGCCTCGGCCGTGGCCGCACCAACGGCGGCAAGTTCGATACGCTGTGGATGAACAGCGAGCGCGCCGCCGAGCTCCAGAAGTCGATGCAGGCTAAGGCCTTCGTCGAGGTCCAAAGCGCCGGTAAGGCCAAGGTCGGATTCAACGGCTTCCAGATTGTGACGCCGCAGGGTCCGCTTATGGTTATGGACGACCCGAACTGCCCCTACGCCACGGGCCTTCTGACCCGTCGCGATGCGTGGGAGTTCGCGTCGCTCGGTGATGCGCCGCACTTCTCGGAGGAGGACGGACGCCGATTCCTTCGTGAATCGACGAGCGATGGCATCGAGTTCCGACTCAAGGCCTACGCAAACCTCATTTGCCATCGCCCCATTGACAATATCGTCATTAGCTTCGACGCGCCCTGATAACGGCGTTTAAGAGGAGAAATCATCATGGCTATTAAACCTGCTACTGACCTCATCACGCCGTTTGCGCACACTCTGACGACAGGTGAAGACGACCTCGACTTTGCGCTTCGTTCGCACCAGGTCGTTGTCGCCATCCCTACCGACGTCGCCGGTACCGCGTATGCGATCCCGCTCGTCGACCAGGGTCGCGACATCCTCGTGACCAGCGTTACGATTGTTCCTGGCGCTGCGCTGACTGAAAGCAACACCGCGTACAAGACTCTGGCGCTGAAGACTGGCAATAAGGCCGGTGGCGCACTGTCTGCTGCGATTGCCCAGGTCGACACGCGTCCCGTTGCTAACGGCGGCACAGGAAGCTGGGTTGCTCGCACGGCTATCCCGCTTTTCTCTGGTCGCGCGACGGTTACGGCCGCCAACACGCTGTACCTTGAGATTGCGGTTACCGGCGCCGGCGTGGCGCTCACCGGCGCCAACTTCGTCGTCAACTATCAGGTGCTCTGATGGCAACGACGGCAAAGGGCATGTACCACCCGTACGCGCACCATCGCGGCGCTACGGTTGGCTCGTTCCAGGTGGCAAACGGCGGAACGCTCGTCAGTGACCCTGGCGGCATCGTTGCGTCAGTTGCCTCCGGTGGCGCTGGTATCTCGGTCGTGACGCTGAAGCGGAACTACTCCCGCATTCATTGTGTTCCCGGCTCAAACCAGCTCCTTCTCGACGCAAAGGTGACGGCGGTCAATGCCGGCGGAACCAGCGCGAACACGGTGACCGTTACCGTGACCGACAAGGCGGGCGCGGCTAACGCTGGCGCCGCTACGGTTACGATCGCCTTCTACGGCTACGATTCGTGACCAACTAGACGGGTCAGGGTGCCACCTCCACACGCGCCCTGGCCCGTCTCGTCATGTGAGGTAAGCGATGCCAGCCACGGTGACATTGGCCCAGATGCGCGAGCGCGCGCGCGACATGGCCGACATGCAGACGTCGAACCAAGCGCAGGCGTTTATCACTGACGCCGAGCTTGATCGCATCCTGAATCGCCACCTCAAGTCGCTCTACCAGAAGCTCATCACGCTTCGAGGCGACGACTACTACGCGACGCAGACGACGTTTCCGAGCGTCGCAAATCAGGCGACATACGCTGTCCCAAACAACTTTTTCCAGCTCCTCAAACTTATCGTCAGCGATGGCACGCGCTACTGGACGGTGCCGCGCTACAACCTCGAGGAATGGGCTGACCTGCGATACTTGCAGAACGTGTCGAGCGGCGACCTGACGTTGTTGCGATACCGTCTTACCGGCGCAAACATCGAGGTCAGGCCAGCGCCAAAGACCGCAGGCTACACGTTCACGCTGTTCTATTTGCCAGCTTTTGCGCCGCTAGTGAACGCTGGCGACACGTTTGACGGCGTGAACGGCTGGGAGGACTGGGCGTGCTACGGTGCAGCGATCGACATGCTCATTAAAGAGGAGTCGATGGAGCAGGCTGCCGCGCTCCAGGCGCAGCGGCAAACGCTCGACCAGCAGATTGACGCGCTCGCAGGCAATCGCGACGCAGGCAGGCCCGAGGTTATTGGCGACACCATGAAGGATTGGGCCGATATGGGCGTCTACAACCGTCGCAACGACTGGAATTGGTGACGCATGGCTAAGGCCCGCGTCACGCCTAGACCCATCGACGGCAACGTCAAAGCGTTTGAAGGCTTGCAGTACCTCGGCGCAATGGAAGCGCAGCGTCGCGAGGTCAACACGCAGCCTTTTGCGGACGGCCTGTGGATTCGCGACATCGCGATTGCAGCGACGTCAACTAAGCAGGTGCAGCACAATCTGCGACGCGTGCCGAGCGGCTACTTGATCACCAAGTCGCTGAACGGCGACGGCGTTTACCAAACCGCATCGAATGCGGATAGCATCACGTTTCGCAACCCGACAGCCGCTGCTGTCACCATCGACGTCTGGGTGTTCTGATGCCACGAGCGCAAGCCTTCATCCCGCTAGCCAAAGGTATCGACCAGAGGCTCGACGAGCGACTACGCGAAGCCGATAGCCTTCAGCGCGTCACGAATGCTTATTACCGGCGCAACAATGCGCTGACGAAGCGCCGAGGTTTCACTCAGCTTGCAACGACGATGCAAACTGGCCTGGCCACCAGCGCAGGTCAGTACGGCGTACCGAAGGGGCTACTGTCGACAGGTGACGAACTAGCCATTCGAGGCTACCGCGAGCTCTACACCTACAAGCCAGCAGCCGGTAACGTTGCGGCTGGATGGCTTACGCGTGGCGAGCTGTCGCCGTTTACGGGAAAACAGCGGACGCTGCTGGCCGATAGCCGATGCGTTTGGAATACCGACGTTGCGCAGGTTGGCAACTTCGTCGGCCACGTTCAGTCGCTCGCGAACGTCGACAACACTACGACCGCTGGCACTCAGTCAATGACCTTTTCAGTCGAAACGGCGGCTGGCGAGGTGATGATCAATAAATACGTCATCGGCACGGTGACCGGAGGCAGCTTCAACAACGCAGACTTCACGGGCGCGCGCGTTGTTAACAGCGAAAACCCTGGCAATGCTGCGCTGTTCATTGCGCATCAAGGTCCCAGGTCGCCAACGTATGGGACGCTCAAGTTCTACCGCTGGGGAACAACGACGCCGTTTCAGACGCCCGTATTCTCATTTCAGCATACGGACCTTTACTACCCGTCTAGCGTAGCTAATAACACGCGCTATTTTGACGCGACGCCGCTCACGGCTGGCGTGCATTCTGGCCAGTGGGCGTACTGCTACATCCGAGATGTCAGCGTCATTTCGACCAGCACGCAAATCCACGTCAATCGCAGGCTCGACGGCGCTTCGCAGGCGTCGGTCAACATCGCTCCACCTGCGGGATATGCCTATTGGCGAATGTGTACGCTGCACCAAGGCAACTTCAGCGGCGCGCTTTATGTTCTCGGCGTCGCGGTTACTGCTGGCAATGTTGAAGGTCTGTTCCTAATCCAACTCAACGCAACGACGTTGGCCACGCTGTGGGGGCCAACACTTGTTGACCCAGCGACACTCGCAAACATCGACGGCGAGTCGTACTTTAACCTTTCAGTCGTCGAGGGCTATGACAGCGCGAACACGTTGCGCGTAACGTGTGTTTGGACAGAAGGTCGCGAGGACGGCACTGGTCCGCTGATTCTTGGCGCGTACTTGCCGTTCCGGCGGCTTGGCTCGTGCAGCTTTACGACCGCTGGCGCTGCGACGCCTGGCTCGTTCATTCAGTACCAGCCGAACACCGAGCTAGTGGCCAAACCGTGGTACCGCGACGGCCGTTGCTATGCTCCCGTGCGCACTCGTCACGAAAACACAATCACGCCGTCTCGCGTCTACGATGGGTACGCATCGGAGGGCATCCTTGATCTTGCGTTTGGCGACACCGAAAACGCGGTTTTGAGCATCTACCGTAAGCCAAAGCTGATGGCCCGCTTCGACTTTGGATCAAACGCGCCATACACGCAGCCATTTGGACAAGTATGGGGCTCGGTCAACACCTCGCAGGCATTCGGCACGTTGAATCGTTACTCGACGTCGCGCATCCTTTCCAGCGTTGGCGAAGAGTGGGACGATACGTTGCTCGGCGCCGAGGAGATTGAGGTCGACTACGCTGGCAAAGTCACTCAGGCGCAAACGACCAGAGGCACGGCAAGCCTCGGAGGCGGCACATGCTCGTGGTACGCGTCTGCGGTGACCGAGGACCTAGGATGGTGCTCGGCGCCGTTTATCGTGCACCTTGAGCCAACTGCGCATGGGTCCGGTACGTTGCCGGCGGGCACGTATACCTACATCCCGGTCTTCGAAGCGTATGACGAGAAGGGTACTTTAGTCCGTTCGCTTCCTGGGCCGCCAAGAGAAGTGACGTTTGGTGGTGGTGGCGGCGCAAACGCAGTTAGCGTCTACGTCGCGTCTCTCGGGTTGACTCAGCGATACGGCAAACGGCGGTTCAATGTCGCGCTGTATCGCGCCGGCACTGACGGCGTATTCCGTCGCTGCACCGAGCCGTCGCACTTGGCGCTCGATACGCAAGGCAACACCAACTGCATTCCGGTTATTGTCGACCGAGGCGATAGCTTTGATGTGTTGTACACGCAAGGCGGCGCCGAACTTGAGGCCGCAGGTCCAGACGGAGCGGCGTTCGTCACGACGACATCGAAGCGCGTCTGGCTTGCCGGGTTCTTTCGGCGTGACCGAGTGATGTATTCAAAGCCGTACGACCCAAGCACGGCCAACGAATACGCACTGGCGCCTGAGTTCAACGACGCATTCGCGTTCATGCTGCCAGGCGGCGAGAACGTGACGGGCCTTTGCGAGATGGACGACAAGGTGATCGTGTTCACCTCGTCAAACATCTACGCAATCGCAGGCAACGGTCCAGATGACGGCGGACGAGGCAACGACTTCTCAGGTTTGCAACTCATCGCTAGCGACACTGGCTGCGTCGATGCGCGCTCGGTCGTGTCAAGTCCTGTTGGCGTGTTTTTCCAGGCACCGAGCGGCATGTTTCTGCTCGGCCGTGACCTCCAACTTAAGTACATCGGCGCGCCTGTTCGCGACATCACGGATATCTACACCGAGGTCACGAGCGCGGTGTTGGTTCCAGCACAGAATCATGTGCGGTTCACGCTGCGCACTACGCTGCTGAAGGCAACCATTCTCGTCTACGACTTTGACCAGCTTGCGTGGTTGCAATGGACGCCGAGGCGAAACACGGACTTTGGGCCTGAGCCGCTCGACATCGTTGGCGCCGCGCTTCATCAAGGCGTCTATTACGTCCTCGATTCCGACGGCCGCGTCTTTGAGGAGTCGTCCACATCGTACCTCGACGATGGCAACCTGTTCGTGCCGATGAGCATCGAAACGGGCTGGCTACAGGCCGCAAACCAGAGCGGCTGGCAGCGCATTCGCAAGATTGCGGCGCTATGCAAGAGCAACGACCCGCATGACCTGACGGTGGAGCTCTATCAGGACTTCAGCGCATCGAACTCCCAGCAATACACTTGGACCGCTGCAACAATCGCGAACCAAAAGCTGAACGAGCTGGTAGAAGCTCACGTCAAACAGCAGAAGTGTACGGCATTTAAACTTGCCATCAGCGATGCCGCAGCCGGGACGACGGTAACCGGTCAGGGTTACGAATGCGCAGGTTTCACGGTAGAATTGAGCGGCAAGACGGGCTTGTACAAGCCAGGCACGCAGCAGAGGAATTAACATGGCAGACCTCGCAGAATACCGGCAACGTGCTCGCGAACAGATCGGCGGCGTCTATGGCGACGAATACGAGCGCGCGTACCGCCAACGTGCGATGCAACGTTACGCAGAGGAGTTGCCGCTGGCGCAGGCGCTTGTCGAGGGCATGCGCACTGGCGAGACGTCGCAATCGCTTGCAGCGCAGCGTTTAGGCGTTGGCCAGGCTGCGGCGCAGCAGGCCGGAGCGGCTGTCGCTGGCCCGCTTGCGGCACGACAGGCCATGTTCGGTGGCGCGCAGCAGGTCGGCGAACTAACGCAGCGCGCTGCCGCTGGTCGAGCTCAAGAGATGCAGGGCGCTCGCGAGGCTGCGCTTGCGGCGCAGATGCGACAGCTCGGTTATGGCCAGGCGCTTGAAGCTGAGGAGCTTCGACGTCGAGCCATGATGCAGCAGGCCGAGCAAAGGCTCATGGGTGCTGGCATGGAGGCCGATGCCGCCGAGCGCGCTCGAAACATCGCCATCATGCAGGGTGTGCTGAGTGCCGGCGCTGCCGTTGGCGGCCAAGCCATCGGCGCGTCTCAGGCATCGCAACCCTCTGCACCTGCGTCGCCATACGGCAACCTAAAGTGAGGTATCAATGTTTGGCATCGACCCAAAGACTGGATTGCCGAAGGCCTTAAGTGAGCAACTCGAGTTGCAGAAGGCATACGGACAGTCATTCCAGCAAGCGATCGGCATGGTGCAGCCGCCTGCGTATTCTGGCGCGCGCTCAATGCAGGGCGCCGAGGGACAGATGTGGGAGGGCCTTCAGCAACAGCAAGAGCAGGCACAGGCCCAGGCCTCGCGTCGCGGATTCTCGCCGCTTGCCGCTCGAGCAGCGACGCAGGCTGGTGCCGAGATGCAGAGCGCAGGACTCGGCATGGCGCAGCAGCTTAGAGCGCAAGAAGAGGCAGCGCGCCGTGCCGCGCTTCTCGACCTCTACCGTCAGCGTTCGCAGTTTGACGTTCAGGGCATGGGCCTGCAAAGCGAGCGAATGCAGCAGGACCTAAACAAGCGCATGGCCGAAGCGGCTATGCAGGCACAGATGGAAGCGCAACAGCGCCAAGAAGAAGCCGGTATCATCGGCGGCGTGCTTCAGGCCGCTGGCGCCATCGGACAGGCCGTTGTCAGCGATCGGCGCATGAAGCGAGGCATTCGACCCGCTGGACGCGACCTCGATGCAATGATGGGCACCCTTGGCAGCTACGGAAAGAAGTGACCATGGCACGAGAAGAACTTATCTACGGAAACCTTGGCGGCATGGGTCAGCAGAGCGGCGAGTATGGTGATCCATACAATCCGCGCATGATGACGGTCTACAATGACCCAGGCGTTGAGCTTGAGCGGCGCCTCATGTCCGAGGCCGCCGACATCGACTTCGCCGCAGCTGAAGATGCGCTGATGCAGCGCGAAGCGTCGCAGCGCCCTGAGCTCGGTATGCTTGCCGCTCGCCAGGCACCAGAGCCGGTAGCGGCACCGATGGCAGCGCCTCGTCCCATGTCGCAACGCGAGGCCATCATGGCAGAGCAGCGCGCCCTCGGTGTCACCGTTGACGGTATCGTCGGGCCTGAGACGATGCGCGCTCGAGCGCGACGCGATGCGATGGCGTCTCAGCTTCAGGCAAGCCCAGAGGTTGAGGCTGGCCTTGCTCGAGCTCGCCAGGTGCTTGCATCGGCGCCCGATGGCGATGACATGGTGATGCCTACGATGCGCGTTACTGGCGCTCGACCTGCGGCGCTTACGCCCGAGCAGGAGCAAGCAGAGCGAGGACTTGCGGCAGCTCGTTCCGTATTGCAGTCGGCTCCCGATGGGATGACCCCATACGAGGCCATGATGCGCCGCAGGCGAGACGCTGAGTATCAGCGGGTAGTTGATGGCGCCGAGTCCGCAAACGCTCGCCAGACGGCCGATATGCGCGCGCAGGACATTGGTGCGGCGCTTGGGTCGGCTGGCCAAGAGTTTTTGGCCAAGCTTGAGCGAGGCCAGGTGGATATGTCGCAGTACACCGACGCAGACCGACAGGTGAAGCCGGTGCGCTTCGACCGTGCGCTCGACGCGTCGATGAATGCACAGCGGCCGTACACGTTTGAGTATCTGCCTGGAGCTGGACCCGCTGGACGTCGAGCGGGAGTCATGGCGCAGGACTTGGAGCGCACGCCACTTGGCGCTGCGACCGTGCGCAGCACTCCTCAAGGAAAGATGGTGGACGTGGGTCAACTCGGTGGCCTCAACGCTGCGCAGATTGGCAGGCTGAACGAGCGCGTGAGTAAGCTCGAGGAGAAGTGACGATGGCAAACGGACCGCTGACCACTCTGCCGCTGCAATTGGACCCGTCGTCGGTGTCGGGTCAGGGGTTCACTGCGTCGCAGCCCATTGCGCAGGTGCCAGGTGAGGGCATGTCGTTTGGCGTCCCGCCGTCACTTGCGCCAGCGCCAGACCGTTTCGGCCTCATGCGTGAGCAAATTGCATTCGAGCCTCGCATGGAGCTTGTTGCGCCGGCTACGTCGCAGCCTGCTCCGATGCAGACGCCTGCGCCAGCGGCTGTGCCAGCTGCGGCCATGCGCATTGCTAGGGCTCGCGAGGTTGGGTTGCCCGCCGAGCTTCAGCCAAAGTTTGGGACGCTGTTTCCCGATGACTACGAGCAGCGCGTGGAAGCGTCGGCGCTGACGCCACAGCAGAAGCAGCGCGCACTCGGCCTCTATCGCGAGTCGCAGCAGACTGGCCTCGGCATTGCCGAGGCTGGCATGCGCATTCCGCAGCGCGCTGAGCAGGCCATTGGCGCGATTGGACAAGAGCGCATGGCTATGGAGGCCGACCTATCGGAACGCGCGATGAAGGCCCAGGAGGAGGCCGTGTCGCGCATTGAGCAAGACGAGGCAACGTTTGCCGAGCAGCGACGCGAGATGGAAGCCGAGCTGGTTGGCCGTCGCAAAGAGATGGATGGCCTTCGCACCGAGATTGCGGCAACAAAGATTGACCCGCAAAATTACTTCGCGAGCCAACCAACGTGGGCCAAGGTCCTGTCGCTTATCAGCGTTGGCATCGGTGGCTTTGCCTCAGGCTGGAGCGGTGGACGCTTGCAAAACACTGCGCTGCAGCAGCTAGACGCAGCCATTGACAGGGACATTGAGGCGCAGAAGGCGAACCTCGCGACAAAGCGAGGCGCGCTTGCTGAGTCGCAATCGCTGTATGGCATGGCGCGGCAAAAGCTGGGTGATGACCAGCAGGCGTTCTTGTTTGCCAAGTCGAGGCAGCTCGAGAAGGCCAGCGATGCGGCTGCACGTCTGGCAGCTGAGGGACGCACCGAAAACATTAGGCTTCGAGGTCGCGAATTGGCCGTGCAACTGAAGGCCATGAGCGATGCGACCGACAATCAAATCTTGGGCCTTCACTTCAACGACTTCGCGCGACGACAAGAGGAAGCGCGGCGTCGAGCTGCGGCAGCGTCGCCAGCGGCTATGCAGGACCGTGAGCGCAAGGCGCGCATCGCTGCGATAAAGGAGGAGCTTGGCCTTCGCAAGATGCAGGCTGAAACCGAGAAGCTCGAGATGGAAGCAGGCGGCGGCGCTGGCCTCGGCAAGCAGCCAGAGGAGCGCATCGTGCAGCTTGGCCAGCGTGGTCAAGAGCAATTTCTAGCGCCAACGACTAAGGCAGCCGATGAATTGGCAACGCGACAGGCGGCAGCTACCGACTTTGCAAACACAGTGGATTCGATGCTGTCGGCGGCTCGCAGTGGCTATTTGCCCGGAGGCAAGACTGCAACGAGCCGGGATATTGATGCGCTCCATGCAACGGCCGCATCGCAGCTTGCGCGTTCGCAGGCAGGTGGCAGGACGACCGAGCAAGACGAGCAGCGCGCTGCCGCAATTCTGCCAAAGCCAGCGGCCTTGATTGACACCGGCGAGGCGCAGGTGCTTCGCACGTTGCAGCGCACCGCACAAGGCAACGTCGAGGCGTATCGTCAAAGCGTTGGGGCAAAGCGCGTGCAGGTGGAAACCGTTGAGACGCCATACGGACCACGCCAACGCATGGTGCTATATCCAGACCAGCCGATGCCAGTTAACTTTCGGCCGGTGAAGTAATGGCCGACGTCAAAGTCTACAGCCCGCAGGGTGAACTAGGGGTCGTTCCTGAGGCCGAGGTCGGGTCAGCTGTACGACTCGGCTATCGCGTTGCGACGCCTGAGGACCTTGCGCTTGAAAAGACGCGTGAAGAGTACGGTGGCCTGTCTGGGCAGCTCGGAGCGGCCACTACGGGTGTGCTGTCAGGCGCGACGTTTGGCCTATCAGACCTCGCGCTAAAGCAGCTCGGCGCAGAGGAGGCGATCAAGGCATACCGAAGCTTGCCTGAGCTGCAAGCGGCTCGCACGATTGGCGAGGTCGGCGGCATGATTGCGCCGGCCTTGCTTACCGGTGGCACTGGCGTCGCTGCTCGCGTTGCAGCGGCTACGCCTGCTGGCCTTGCAGCTCGAGCTGGTCAAGCTGCGGCGGCTAGCGTTGGCGCACGCCTCGGCGCTGCCGCAGCTGGTGTCACTGGCACAGCGGCACGCTTTGCGGCTCAGGGGGCTACCGAGGCGGCGCTACAGGGCATTGGGCAAGAGACGACGCGCCTCGCCATCGACAATGAGCTTTCAGGCGAGCGCATCGGCCAGATTGCGCTTGCGGGCCTCACGTCGGCTGGCGTTGGCGCTGGCATAGGAGCTGGCCTCGGCGCGCTTGGCGGCGCTGTCAATCGAGCGGCCCAGGCCATTCCACCTGCGCTCGAGGGCACAAACCTTGGCCGGCGCATCGAGTCAGCCTTGCTTCGTGGTCGCGCTCGCATCGCAGGCCTGAGCGAAGCTGACGCGCAATACGCTGACCTATTGGCCGAGCCGAGGTTGCGCGACATTGCGCTCGAGGCCGACAACATCGTTGATGACGTCATCCAGGGCGCACAGCCTGACCCGATTGGCCGACGCGTTGCGCAGGTTGGATCGCTGCAAGACGACCTAGACCGGAAGTTCGCTGGCCAGCAGATTACCTCGCAGGCAATTCGAGACGGTCACCTTAAGATCGAACTCGTGCGCGGCAACGTGGCTGACGACGCCGAGCGAATGGTCGCACAGCGAGACTTTGCCACGACACAGCTTGTGCAGGCGCTTGAGGAGGTGCAGGCGGCGCGTCGAGCCGGGCCATTGCAGTTTGGCCAAACTGGTTTGGACCGACTTGAGTTTGAGCTCGAAAACGCAATCAGGCGCGCAGATGAAGTCATTGCACAAGGCGGCACTCGCAGCGCCGAGGACCTGTATGGCGTGCTCGATGTGCAGATGAAGCGGTCAGTTGGTCGCGCAACGTCTAGATTTGAAAATCTTAGAAGCCCAACGGCCGCCGACAATCGCGTCATGCAAGAGGTGCTCGAGCCGATGTACGAGCGGATTCGGCAAGGCCTCGAAAGCACGCAGCTGTGGGGGCGAGCTGCCGAGTTGCAGGCCGAGATGAATGCTCCGATGACTCGAGCCATTCGAGCCAATCCTGCAATGATGGCCGAGTGGTTCGAAAAACAAGCGTTCGGAGTAGACCCAACAAACCCATGGGTCGCCGGTCGCGTTGCTAGCGCCAAGAAACTAAAATCAAATTTGCTAAACGCCGCAAGCCCTGGCACTGACTTTGCTGATCGTGCAATTCGCGAGCAAATCGCAAACGAGCAAGCATGGCAGCTGGCTGCAGTGGAGTTGGGCAACTTTGAAAACCTGGGAGACTTGCGCCAGGCGTTTGCAGATCAAGCCGCTGTGAATGCTCGTATCCTGCAACACCTTGACCGTTCAACCGAGGCGGTAACGGCTAAGGCATTTCTGGACCAGATTAGCGGTTCAAGCGATTCACTTGCGGGCGTCGTTGCCGGCGCTGCTATTGGTAGCGGTAACCCAGCACTCGCACTGTTTGCACCGCTCATGAAGCCGCGCCTCGTTATGCGCGGTGCGCAGGTTGTCGAGAACATCGCCAATGGCCAGGCCGGACGCATCGGTCAAGGCGTGGCTCGCGTGGCCCGTGCGATGCGCGATGGCTCAATTGCCGCAGCCGAGCGCGCTCCAGTCGTTGGCGCAGCTGCCGTACGCTACCAAGAGCGAAGCAAGCGCGTGCGCGACCTCGCCGGCCAGTCTAATGCCGTGCGCGCCGAGCTGGTTAAGCAGACAGCATGGATGCAAGACCGAGCTCCGGTGGCGCAACAGGCTGCAATTAACACGGCACTGCGAACCATCGACTACCTCAACGCCAACATGCCCAAAGGCCTCGCAGCTCCGACGCCGTTTGCGTCACCGCTTCCGCCGTCGCGCCAAGAGATGCAGGGTTGGCTTGCGCGCCTCAAAGCCATTGAGTCACCAACGAGCATTCTGGACGACTTGGCAAAAGGAAAGCTGACACCTGAGGCCGTCGATGCCGTTCGCACTGTGTACCCAGAGACGTTTGCCGACATCCAAGCGCAGGTGCTTGAGCAGCTCACAAAGCTTGAGGCATCAGGACGCAGGCCAAAGTATGCCGACCGTGTGCAGCTCGGCATTGTAATGGGCATTCCGACCGACCCGACAATGACGCCAGAGGTGATGCAAGCCGTGCAAGGTCAGTACGCGCAGCAATCGCCAGAAGCGCGCAAGGGCGCACCCGGAGCTTCTACAGCGCCGCGACGTGGCGCAAAGGCACCAGACATGGCCGCTGCCTTCCGTAGCGGTTCTGCTGAGACTGAGCTAACCTCGGAGGCCAAATGAGCGCCACGCCGTATCTGTACGCTTCGCCAGACTTCGCGCACTTCGCTGCCATTGCGACTGACGTCAACATTATGGCCAGTGACCCAAAGAAACAGAACCGATTGTGCCGACGCATTAGCTGCAATGGCCCCGCAATTGGCACTGCCGCAAACATTGTGCTGACCCGTGGAGACGGCACCAACGTCACCATGACGATTGTCGGCGGGCAGACGCTCGAGGTGCAGGCAAAGGCAATCGTCGCAGCCGGAACCACGGCAACGAACGTCGGCGTCTACTGGTGATTGTTAGGGGGCGCGATGATCGGCATTAGCATCGACCTTGTAACGCCCCACAACTTCCTATTCGGTGAGGACATCGTGTGGACGAAGTACAGCCTTAGTTACACAGATTTCAACGTGGGCGGTCTTACCGTCACGCGAACCCTCTTTGCGGTTCAGCCAAACCAAGTCATCCACGCCATCATCATGAAACCTCAGGTGGCTTTTGCAGCGCCAGGCATCACAAATGCCACGGTTTCCATCGGCCTGAGCGGCAACAACGCGAAGTACACGCAGGCGTTTTCGCTGATGAACGTTGGCGCTACGATCAGCCAAGATGCTTTTGGCTTGTGGAAAGAATCGTTCCTTACCGCGCAAAACGTCAACATGACGTTTGGAATCAACGTCAACTCAAACACACTGACAGCAGGCGCGTTTGACGTCTGGGTCTACACTTCCACGATTCCAAGCTGAGGCAACATGGGAACGTCAGAAGCTAGCGTAGACCAATTCCGCGACTCGAATGTTGCGGTCCTTAAAGGGCCAACTGTCAGCCTTGAAGCTACGAATGCGCTGCAACTTGTTTGCGCGTCCATGGCAATCAACGCGAATGAAGGTGGAGCCGGTAACGTTCTGACAAGCCAGGGTCCAGGCCTGGCTCCAGTATGGGCTCCGGTTGGCGCTCCAGATGGCGTGCGTCAGGCGGTGTCGAGTTTTTCCGGTGTTCGTCAGACCGTGACTAATATTCTTCCGGTTGACGGCACGATTCCTCAGAATACTGAGGGTACCGAAATCTACTCGGTGACGATTACGCCGCAAAGCGCGACGTCAAACCTGCTCGTCATTGCAACCGTTGGAGCGCGTTCTCCTACCGTCAGCTCTAGCGTTGCGTTGGCACTGTTCCGTGATAGTACGGTCGATTCTTTCGGTGCGCAGACGGCATCGCAGTCGGCAAACCAAGGCGGGTTTAACACCATGGTTCAAGTCATTCCGTCAACCGCTGCCGTTGCGACAACAATTAAGCTTCGCGCTGGTCCGTCTATTGCCGGCACGCTGTACATCAACGGGTACACAGGACCCGTTACATACTTTGGCGGCGTCGCAGCTAGCGGTTTGATTGTAATCGAATATGGGGCATGACATGCACACTTGGGACGTAGAGGGCGACAAGGATGTGTACCGTGGACCATGCCCCGTCATGGCATTTGCGCCTTTGTTGCATGAGCAAATCAACGCCCTAAGCCTGGGAGTTTCGTGCAAAGTCGAGTGGCCTACACTTGCAGAAAAGACCGCAGACGAAGAGGTCAAGTGGCCTAACCAGGTCATTCTGCGCATGTTCTTTGATGGTCAACTGAGCGCCACTCAGCGAGCATCGGTTGCGACTACGGTTGCGAACCACGACGGTTCGACAGCTATTCGCGAGGATGAAGCCAGGCGGCAACGGTCCGCTGAGATTCTGGCGCAGAATCAAGCTACTATTGACTCGGCAAGGGCAAAGCGTCTTGCCGGTCAAGCGTTGACCGAATCAGAGCTAGCCGCTGTTGCTGACCTGTTCATGTTTCAGGGAGACTTGTGACATGGGGCAATCAGAAATCAGCGTTGCTAACGCTAGAAACGGCGCGTCTGACCTGACTTCGCTTGCGCAATTCGTATGCAGGGGAACCATCCCGCTTTACGTCTACGCTGGGCTCGGCACAACTGGCTGGCGCACATACGCCGCAAGCTCTAGCAATTGGCTTTTCGTGCCAAACGGCACGATCACGAACTTTGAATTTCTCGTCAACGTTCTGCCAGGTGGCGATAACAACGCCAGCTATCAACTCGGCTTGTCGGCCGTTCGATGGCACAGCGCATGGCTCGGCCGCGAGTACGTCAAGACGCACGCCGCGTTTGCTGGTTCGCAGTCAGCTCGCGAGACGGGCGCTGTTCAAACGACGACGAATGCGGCCACAGCTTGCTATACGAGCGCGGCACTCGTCGACAATAGCGGCACCTGGGTCGAAGCATACGTCACTGCTCGCGACACTGGCGGCGCTGACCGCGTGATTGCTGTTCGTCGCGCACTGGTGACGCGCCAAGCTGGCGGCGCAGCTGCTGTCGTAGCTGGCTCGCTTCAAACTGTTGGCACTGACGTTTTGCCAGCGGGTTACGCCGTCACCATCGACACAACTGGAAACTCGTTTCGTGTCATGGTTACCGGTGTCAACCTTGTCACGATCAACTGGGCCTGCACTGTCAGCTTCCAGTCTGTCATCAACAACACCTGATAGGACAGCCATGCCTCTTGTTTTTGACGCACCCGAAACCGTCTCCATTGATGCGGCCAAGATTGTTGCGCTGTCGATCAACCTTGAGCCTTCGTTTTCAATCGTCGTTCACTACGTCAGCGGGCCAGAATCAAACGGCGCAATCGAGCCTGTCAGCGGCGGCGTGCATTCGTTCTCGCAGGATGAATACGCAGAGGTAGACGCAAGCGGCGACACTTACGAGGCAGTCAAACAGGCCGCGTACGAGCTGCTTGAGAAGCGCATTGGTTCAGGTCAAATCGTCTGACCGTTCGTGCAAAGTCGCAAATCGGCTTGGTATAATTAGAGTATGAAGACCTGGCAGGAAGTGGCTTTAGACCTTGGCGTTTTGGCTGCGGCAACCGTTTTGACGGCGCTTAAGGTCGTGACGCCTGAAATGTTCCTTCTCATCGTTGGCCCGCTCGTTGGCGCGCATGTGGCCAAGCGAGGCGAGGCTGCGAAAGGCGCCAAGGGCAAGTCCGCCGGCGAGTCCGTGGCGCCTCCGCCGTCGTCTGCCGTCATGGCGCTGGTCCTCGGCGCTGCCGCGCTACTGACGAGGCGCAACGGATAATGCGCGCGCTGTGCCTGGTCTTCATCCTGTCCGTATGCGGCTGCCTTCCGCTGGCGAAGGTGGCCGCTGCCGCGTCGTGGCTTGGTAGCGTGCTCGACGCTGCCGAGGCTGCGTCCGTCGTCTACCACCAGCGCCATCCGTCGATGGAGCGCGAGCAGGCGTTTGCAGTGGCGCTGAAGCGAGCGCGCCTGGCCGTCGTTGCCATGAAGGGCGCCGCACTGGCAGGAAGCGAAAGCGACGCTGCGACGGCTCGCAAGGAGGCGCTCGAGGCTTACCGCGCGCTTCGCGAGCTGCTAGCGGAAGGCCACGTCCTCGATGCGGCGCCTGCCGTTGGCGGCAGCGAGACATCGGCACCTATGCCTGAACCGGTCGCGCTGCCTACCGTCGATGAGGTCGCGGCCAAGCTGTGAGCGCCTACGTCAGCAAGCCAGAGCACGTGGAGCTGCATAGCTCTGGATGGCTACTGTTGCCATCTGGCGCGCAGATTACGTGCATGCCAGTCATTGACCGCTCGACTGGGCTCTACGCTCGCCTATCGCCTGTTACGGCTGAGCAATGGGCGCTGTCGCATGGCATGCGCCTGCCGACTGCAACCGAGCTGGATGAGCTTCATGCGCGCGCGCTGTACGTTGCTCCGGTTACCATGCCGACAGCGGACCAACTCCGCGCCAGTGGCGTCGTTGCGAGCAATCAAGCCGCCGTCGACAGCTACCGAAACGCGCACATGCGCTCGAGAGCTTGGTGTGAGTCGCACGACGAGGAAGTGGCCGACCGTCTAGCGGCCAAGGCATGGAGCGGTCAGCCTGTATCGAACGCCGGCAAGCATTGGACGGCCGAAGGCGGCATCTACGGCTGGTGGCTGGAGACGGGAAAGAAGATTCAAGGCTTGTCGCACGCGCACAAGGGCTCGGCGCATACGGACTACGCGACCACGACGCATGTCGTGCGCGACAGCGAAGGCGCAGGACCCAGGCGAACGACGCTAGGCGAGCGCGGCGCTGACGTAGAGGCGTGGCAGCGGCATCTTGTGGCTCGAGGCCATGCGCTGACGGTTGACGGAGTGCATGGGCCAAAGACCGAGGCTGCATCGAAGGCATACGAAACGGCGCGCATCGAGCCGCCACGCGTTGAAATGCCGTACATCGAGGCGAAGAACTACACGCGTGTAGTTAGGCCAACGGTGGACCTGGTTGTGCTTCACTCAACTGAGAATCCAGTTAAGAGCGGTACCGCAAAGGCTGTGGCGCAATGGTTTGCCGGTTCGCGAGCTCCGCAGGCATCGGCTCACTACGTTGTCGGGCCTGAGACGGTCATTCGATGCGTGCCTGAAGAGGCCGTGGCCTGGGCTGCTCCAGGCGCGAACCATCACGGCATTCAGATTGAGATGGTTGGCCAAGCTGCAAAGACCGAGTGGTCGCGCAAGGGTCTTGGCCAGGCCGATGGCTATGATGTGCTTGAGCGCGCCGCCGAGTTGACGCGACACATCTGCGACCGCTGGTCGATTCCGATGGAGCGCGTTGACGCGGCAGGCCTTAAAGCCGGCAGGCGCGGCATCACGACGCACGCGGCCGTCACTGAGGCGTTCAAAAAGTCAACGCACATTGACCCCGGCGGCGTCGGTGACACTCGCTGGCCGTGGGAGCTATTCCTCGACCTTGTCCGTCGTTAGCGCAGCAACCTTACGCCTGGTCTTAGCGTCTGGCGCAATAACGCGCGGCATGCCATCAAAGCCAGCGGCATGCGCAATGGCCCACGCGAGCGCAGCGCGACGCTTGCCAAGCTTGATGGGCTGCGATGGGCATCGTCCCATTGCATACGCAGACAGCCAGACGGCAGGCGATTTGCCGCACTTTTGCTTGTAGTGGACCAAGATATCGTACGCGATAGCGACGCTATCTGATGCACTGCGCATGTGCTCTGGCTTTGCGTGCGCAAACTGTGGAAACTCAGGCCAACGGTTAATGGCTCGGCTCAATTGCATGGGGCCAATTGAGTCACACACTTTGCCGCCGCTCATTGGATAGGCGCAATCGCCATCCTCGATGTATGTGCGATGGCGCGATTCCTCGTATCCAATGGCAGCAAGCAGCGCAGCGTCGGCAGACGGCGACACAAGCGCACCTTCGTTGCCAACCTCGACATAGGCCGATGCCATGGTGCGAATGCTGGCAAGGTATCGAGCGTTCTTAGTCGCGTCGAGCTGCGGCTGTTCGACTCGAGCAAGCATGATGAGAATGGTGATTAGAATTTCGGTGGTCATAAAACTCCTAGTAGCCAGAGCACAAGCAGGCTTGTGACTCCCAGTAGGAACGCAAGGTGTACGGTTTCGCCAAGCGACTCACGCCGCTCGGTGCATCTAGGACAGGTGCAATTCATCGGTCGACATCGAGGCAGCATCGGCCGCCAGTGGCGTAGTCGTGCCAGTCTGGCGCGTGAGAGCTGACGAATTGCGAGCAGGTTCCGTCGCGCGACCAGAAACGACGCGAGAACGCATAGCCTCGAGGTGTGCGCACCCATTCTTCGATTGTGCCCATCATGCGCGCTCCACTGCGACCAATGCACGACGGGTAATCAGATGCGTGGCTGCGCCGGTCGAGGCGTGCGAGCTCGCGCTTGTCTCGAGCTGCGACGAGGTTCCATCGAGGTGGCCGGTATTGGTCGACGATGGGCGGACATGCCGTTTCGAGCGGCGTGCCGTAGCAGGCCGCCGACCATTCAGCCGCTGAGCACACGCGCTTCCCTTGTGCGGCGCATAGTTCCTCAAGGTTCCACGTCGCCCCACGAAGGTCAACGTACGCTTCACGCGTTGCCGACAGCGCCAGGCGATCAAGCGGCAGCTCATCAATGCAGACGGCGGTTCCTGCCGGCACCATGCCGCTGGGGCACGGCAGCGGCGAGAGCAGCCACGCGATCATTAGCTCAATCACGCCAGGCATGGCGGCGTTCGTAGGCCTCTTCAGCGCCACGATCGGGTCCGTAGCCGCAGGCGCCTAAGACGCGTTTCTCGGCCCAGTCTGGCAGCTCAAGGCGCTTCCAGCCGTGGTTTTCGCGATACGCCCAGACGTCGGCCAAATAATAACCGCCGTCGTAGCCTGGGCTATCCCACGACCGAGGCTCGGCGGACTCGTACTCGACAAGGCAGGCGAGCTCGAGCTCAAGCGGGTCGCCATACAGGTCGAGCGTGACCTCGGCCTCGTCACGGCAGTGGCTCGGAGGCGCATCCTGGTACCGCTGTTTCGGCGCGAGGCGCTGTTCCCAATGCAGTCGGCTCATCGCGTCACCCGCATGGCTTCAATACGCGCGAGCGACTCAGAGACTACTGCGGCAATCAGCCACGCCTCGTGCTGCGAGGTCGGCTCGACACCGTTTGCCTTCAGCGTTTCGGCGGCATCGTACGCAACATGCGGGCACTCATTCACGAGGTCCCACGCGATATCGTTGATGGTGGCGATGATGGTCGTCTCAGATGGCGTCGTCATGAGAGACATATTAGCGCCCGCTAATGAAACTGTCAAGCGCACGACGAAAAAAAACCCGACAGCGTAAATGCTGCCGGGTCCGAGGCGTCCCAGATGCGCCGCTAGAATGGCATGTCGTCAGCGTCCCAGTCAACCTGTGGCTGCGCATGGGCTGGCGCATCGACTCGAGGGCTGCCGGCGTCGCGCTTGCCATCGAGGAGCTCAACGTCATCAGCTGCGACCTCGGTTTTGTAGTGCTTTTGGCCGTCCTTCTCCCAGCTCGACGTGCGCAGCTTTCCCTCAACCAAAATTCGCGATCCCTTGCCGAGCAGCCTAGACAGCGCCTCGGCTCGCTTGCCAAAGACTACGACCGAGTGCCATTCAGTATGGTCGCTCCAATTGCCGTCCTTGTCTTTGCGGCGCTCCGATGTGGCTAGACGCAGCTTCAGGACGGAACCGCGCAGCTCTGGTTCAGCGCCAAGGCGACCGCTCAAAATCACTTTGTTCACGACGCGCCTCCAAACTCTTCTGGCGCATACACGCCAGCCATTACTTCGGGCCACACAAACCGTGCAGCTTCAGCGATGCAGCGGTTGATGAGCATTTCGCGCGGGTACTTGCTCCAATTGGGACGGCTCGCGAGGCCAGCTCGCTTCGCGTCCTCAATCGACCATGTGTACGTCTCGGGCTCTGGCCAGCCGTGGCGCTGGACCTCAACCACGGCAAGTTCGTTGGTGCAGCGCGACCGTACGACGCGAAACAAGCGGCAGCTCGTGTGCTCGAGGCAGCGCGCCATCATGGATTGCGCGCTCATAGTCGGCTTTCCTTCAACGACGTGAAACGAGCGCAGCGAGGCCATGGCTCCGAGGCCGAACTCACGGCCAGCCATGATGACCAGCATTGCCTGCTCGGGAGTGCCGTAGCCAGAGAACATGCGCGAGGCCACGACGACCTTGGCAAGCCCGTATGCGCCTTTGCTGTCGGCGGGCTCAAGCGCGCGTTGCCAGTCGCCGGTCGGCACAATGGCACGCGTCGAGCTCGATGGCTGCGACGGCGCAGGCTGCGGAATGGTTGGCGTAGGAGCTGACGCAGTTGGCGCGGGCTGCGGCTCGTCATAGTCGGCTTCGTCAATGGTCACAGTGTTTTCCTTTGTTGGTTTCCAGTTTTTGATGATTGTTACAGGGTCAATCGCGCACGCTGGAGCGTATCCAGCGGGCAGCTTCACGAGCTTTTGTGCGGTCCAAATTGAGCAGTTTTCGCGCTTTCGTGCGTCCTTCAACGCCTGGCGAAGCTTTGGCGTGAATTGTTCCTCGTCTTCGTCCAACGCGTAGTAAATGCCATCGATGCTTTCGTGTTTCTGCAGCAACTCGGCAGCGCGCACTGGACCGACGCCCTGGACGCCGAGCACGTTGTCGGACTTGTCGCCACACAGCGCGAGGTAATCAGCGTAACTGTGCAGCGGCAGGTTGATCGCGTCCTCGGCCATCGTCGCAGTGATGACCTCGTTGCGAGATAAGTGGTGCATCGTCACGCGGTCGCCAAGGAGCTGCACGAGGTCTTTGTCGGCAGACAAGACGCACGCGGACCAGTCGTGAGGCAGTCCCGTCGTCAGCTCAGCAATGACGTCGTCGGCCTCCCAACGTTCATGTGCCGCAGTCGGGTAGAGCGACGACAGGTCGGCCTGCGCCTGGCGCATCTGCTCAAGCGCCGCCTCGTCCTTTGGTGGCCGGTTGGCCTTGTATTCTGGCCAGATGTCGAGCCTCCAACAATTAGGTGAGTCGAATGCAACAATCGTGTGCGTGTAATTGGCAGCCATCGAGCGCACATGATCGACGGTGCGCTGCCGAGCATAGGTCAGCGCCTCTGATGCGCTTGCGTGCCAGTGGCGCCAAAAGACGGCGGAAAAGTCGACGATCAATAGAGTGGTAGACATGACAGACCTGTGGTGATGATGGTGGTGGTGCGTGCGCGCTCGTCAGTCGCGAGGCATCGCACGGTAATGGTGGCTTTGGTGCCGGATAGGCACGCGTCAGTCGCGAGGTGGGCGATACATGCGGCAATGGCTGCGTCTGCGTCGGTCGCAAGTTCACAGCCTAGCCAGCGTCCAAGCACGTCGTACCAATCCCACATGCGTGGCGCATCGTTGGCGATGAGCGACCAGGCATCGGAGCTCATAGCACCGCCATGGCAGCGACGAACGCAGCGCACATGGCGACGGCAAACACGGTTTCAATGATGGCAGCGCGCATCACACGTCCTCCGCGACGCTGGCGAGCGCGATACGGATGAGACGGTGCAGGCGAGCGGCCAGGTGCGGACGCTGACGGATGCTCATCACAAGCTGGTCAACGGTTTCCAACACCGAGGTCGGACCCTGGCGCAGCGCAAAGCGCAGCTCAGCAATCGCAAGTCGAGTAAAGCTGATGTCGATGGCGAGAATGTGATTCATGGTGCGGCCATGTTAGCGCGTGCGAACACGTTGTCAAGTGGTAATGTTCACGCTTGCGAATCGCAGCGCATGTCGTTACGTTTCATCGATGAACGTAGGTCCAGAGCTTTTGCGCGAATTCTTAGAGAAAAACCAGGCTCCGCAGGTGCTAGCGGCTCGCGTCCTCGGCGTCAGCGCGCCATGCGTCCACGACTGGCTGGCGCGCAAGCGCACGCCGTCGGCACCGTTCCGCGTGGCGATGGAGCGGTGGACAGCCGGCGCAGTGCCGGCAGTGTCGTGGCTCGATGGCGATGAGCTTGAGCTCGTGCGCACGCTGGCAAGTGTTCGACCGCTGCAAGGGTTGCCGCAAGATGACGACGGATCGTGACTGGCTGGTATTGGCCGAGGGCAAGCGCATCGTGGCAAGGCGAGGCGACCTCTATGAGGCGCTCAATTATGCGCGCGCATCAACCGAGGCCCGAGGCTGGTGGACCGAGGTGCGCGACCCTGACGGCGTGGCGCACGCAGCCATTATTCCGGCTCCGTATCGAGCCGCATCAATCATGACGAGCCTCGATCAACGCAACCGGCGCATCGTGGTTGAAAGGTTTGAGCGTGCCCGTTGAGCTTTGGTTGCCCATTAGAACCGTGTCTGAGCTGAATCGGCGCGAACATTGGGCGGCTCGAGCGCGACGCGTGAAGGCGCAGAGGTCAGCGGTACACCTGGCGCTGCGATGCCAGCGTGTTGACGTCACCAAGTACCGCGACGCCGAGCTGGTGCGCGTGCTGCTAGTCAGGACGGGGCCTCGCGCGCTCGACGACGACAATTTGCGAGGCGCGCTAAAGGCTGTGCGCGATGGAATAGCCGATTGGCGCGGCGTCGATGACGGCCACGCGTCGTGGGATTGGATCTACGCCCAGGAACGCGGCAAGCCAGGCGTGCGCGTGCTTGTCGGACTGCCACTTTTGGGCGGATGATGTGGCTTGAATATCCTGTCATCGGATACGCTTCTAGGACAGGTACCAAACGGAACCTGGCCGAGTTACGCAAGCACGAGTGGCGGCTTCTGGTTTCTGCCACTGGATGCTTACGGCATGAGGGATTTCCATACGCTCTCGACAACGGGGCGTGGACAGCCTTTCAGAAACAGCAACCGTTCAACGAGGTGTTGTTCTTGAAGGCGCTGGCCAAACTTGGGCGTGACGCCGATTTCGTCGTCGTTCCAGACATCGTGGCAGGAGGTCGGGCCTCGCTGGAGTTTTCTCTTCAGTGGCTGCCAAGGGTTCTTGGTTCCACGGGTCGAGCTCTTATTGCCGTTCAGGACGGCATGGTAAAAGAAGACGTTGCGGATTTGATCGGAGAATTCTGCGGCATTTTCGTCGGCGGCTCGACTGAGTGGAAAGAAGCGACCATTGCAAGTTGGTGCGAGCTTGCAAGGTCTAAGGGAGCCTGGTCGCATGTCGGTCGCGTCAACACGGCTCGGAGAATACAACTTTGCGTGTCGGCTAACGCAACAAGCTTCGACGGAACAAGCGCTTCTCGGTTCGCGACGACGGTTCCAAAACTTGACCGCGCAAGGCGGTTCAATCATGGAACTCAGCAGATTATGTTTGAAATTGAAACACCATGAAAATCAAGATTGCCAAGACGTTTGACTTTGACGCAGCTCACTGGCTTCCGAATGTTCCAGAGGACCACAAGTGCCGTCAGCTCCACGGGCACACCTATCGCGTTGAGCTTATGTGCGAGGGCGAGGTTGGCTCTGACGGCATGCTCCTTGACTACGCGGAGATCGCCAAGGTCTGGTGGCCAATCCACGATGTGATTGACCACCGATGCCTCAACGACATCGAAGGTCTTGAGAACCCAACCAGCGAGGTGTTCGCGCACTGGCTGCTCAGTCGACTTCCGGCGTGGGTTACCGCTGCCCGCGTCTATGAATCGCCAGCGACCTGGGCCGAGGCGGCGCGATGAAAAGGTCGCTGGTGCTTTTCAGCGGCGGCCTTGACAGCACGGCGGCACTTCATCTGTGCCTTAGTGAAGGGTCGGCGCTGCAAGCAATTGGCTTCGACTATGGTCAACTTCACGCTCGAGCTGAGTTGACGGCTGCGCGACGAATTGCTGAGCGAAGGAACGTTCCATACACGGTCCTTGATCTAACCCGAAGCCTCGGAGACTCCGTCCCTGACCCCATCGCTGGCCGAGGCGCCACCGGCGTCAGTCTTGCCAACGTCGCTGTTCGTAACCTGATATTTCTGACGGTTGCAGCATCCTTCGGAGCCCGGAACGTCACCTGCGATGATCTTGAACTCGTCATCGGTTGCAACGCCGACGATGCGGAAGCTTTCCCAGATTGCCGGCTAGAGTTCCTTGCGGCGGCAGAGCGGTGCATTGGCTTGGCGCTCAAAGGAGTCGTTTCGCGCGTGTCGATTCATGCGCCTTGGTCGAGCATGACCAAGGCCGAGGTCGTCCGACGCGCGATGACATGGGCGGATGCCCCACAAGACTTGGCTGAATCGGTTTCATGTTACCGGGGAACGGCTTGCGGGTCATGTGACGCCTGCGCGTTGCGGCTGAATGCTCTCCAAGTGTCGCTGGCTGGCGCTGAGTAGCCAGGGTTGGCCAGGGTTGGCGACTCAGTGACAGGCCGTCACGCGACGTCACAGGTTGTCACGCGACGTCACGCTCCGTCACAGCATGTCACGCGCTTAGCCTTGACAAGAGGTATGCTGCGAGATAGCATCGCTTCATGCTGACACCGAAAGACAAGAAGTTATTGGTAGCGGAAAGCGATTGTGCCGCTGAAACAATCCGCAAGATTTATTGCGGAAGGCCCGTGTTCCTCGTGAGCTACCGGAGGGTTTTGGAGGCGGCAAAAAAACTCAAGGTCGCGCTTCCGCCAGCTTGGGTTCCAGCCGTTGTCGGCCATGCCGCTCGGATCGCCAAGGAGTCGGAGTCCCATGGCTCGTGACTGGTCCCGAGAGAGCTGGCACAAAACCTACTCGCGAGAGGCCGGCGGATGGGCCGCCCTTTCGTTCGAGGCTCGAGGCCTGTACCGGCTGCTACAGGACGACGCGAGCCGGGATGGCATCGTTGATACCGGCGATGATTCCATCGAGTGGGCCGTCGCGGTGTACCGAATTGAACGTCAACGCGCCGAGATGGCATTCCGCGAGCTTGTGAGCTCAAAGCTTGTAGTGCGCGAAGATGGCCATTTGTCGCTGCCTGTTCACGCCAAGCAGCAAGCAACAATCACCAGCAGTTCCGAGAGGGTGCGCCGCCACCGCGACAAGGCACGTAACGGTGAAACGGTTACAGCGTTACATGAAACGTTACCAGTAACGCACGACGTTTCACTGAAACGTAAAGAAAGAAATAAAGAAAATAAAGATTACAAAGAGCAGAACGCGCGCGCGCGCGAGGCAGCGGCTGCGGCTCCGGTAGATCCAAAAGTTCGACGCATTGCGTTAGAGCTGGCGGCGCACAAGAAGTTTGCGAGCCTCGACCATCCGGTCGTAGCCGAGGAGCTGCTAGGCAGCCTCGGCAGTCTGGCGCTAGGGCTCGTCGAGGAGCGCATCACTGAGGCCGTAGCCGTTGCGGCGGCAGAGGCCGAGAGCGGCGCCAACGAGCGCAGGCTGCGCCAGGTGCTGGGCTGGAAGCTGAAGGACGCTGCTAGCGGCAAGACGTCGAAGAAACCGGCCTATGCGGTCGGCAAAGACGGTGTGCCGATGGTCCAGGGCGTCGGGCCAGAGCACGAAGGCGAGATCGAGCGCCTGCTAGCTCGCATCGACAAGCACAACGCCGAGGATGCAGTTAAGCGCGAGGAATACCGGAGGGCGAATGGACTCACTGAAGAAGTACCTTTCTGAGCTACCGTTTGCGGTTAGCGACGAGGACGAGCAGCGCATACGTCGCGAGCGGTCGCTTACCGTCGTCAAAGATTGGACGATGGGCCTAGGGAACCGATTGCCAAAGTGGCCGCACGCCAGGTGGGCAAACGATGAATGGCGCACGAGACTTGACCGGCGCATGGCAGATGGCGTCAAGAAGTGGGCTCCAGTGCGTCGCGACGGCACGCGCTACGTTGCCGACCAGTCCATCGTTACGCTTGGCGAAAGCGGCTACGGAAAGTCTACGGCGCTCATGGCGCAAATTGCGCTGATGGTTTCCACGTTCCGTAAGCGCGCTGAGGCTGGAGAGATTATCTCGAGGCTGCCAAGCGTCCTGTGGGTCACCGAGGCCGAGCTGGTGCAGGAGCAGCGTGGCTACGACTCGGAAAAGCTTGATTGGGCAAGCGAGGTCGAGATTTGCATCCTCGACGAGCTTGGCGCATCGAACGGCCATCAAGCTATGACTGGCGCAGCTCCGGTCGTGCATTCGCTCATCACAAAGCGTTACGACCGAGGACTTAGAACGTGCGCAACGAGCGGCATGAAGCGTCACGAGCTGTCGAACCGTTACGGCGCAGCGGTCGCCCGTCGTCTTTTCGAAGCGTCAATTGTCGTGGAAGCGTGGAAGGTGTAGACAATGACAGAAGCTAACGCTATTGTGCGATACGAAGTGAGATGGCAAGGCGCTACGCTGGATGTGCATGACGACCTAGGCGCGGCCAGAAGCCAGGTCGAGGCATTCCGAGCCATGTGGCATTCGGTAAACGCAGAGCGCGCGAGCGAATACGCTGTGATCGAAGTCACCGTTACGGAGCGCGAAGTATGAAGTTGCCGAGGCTGGTATGGCGTGAGCGCCCTCGAGGTGCATTCGGGTGGGCGCATGTGTTCGACCGTGAGCACGATACGAGGATGGCAATTTGTCGACGCGTGCAGCTCGATAGTGCTCAGGACTGGCGCATTATTAGCGCCCCGGAATTTCCTTGTCGCGATTGTGAGAAGCGGCTCGAGAATGTGGAGGCATATGCCGACTGTCGGCCTTGAGTGGGCAGAGTGGGTCCGTCGTTGGGAGACGCGACAGCGTGATTTTGCCGAGCTTGCAGCGCGCAAGTATGGCTACCGAGAGCAGGTGCAGGCCGAGGTCGAGGCCTGCCGTGGGTTTCGACGCGAACACCCGCTGTCTAAGTGGCCAGCAGGGCAGCGAGCTTGTGACAACCGAGGCGAGGTAGACGGATGAGACGCACGACAAAGGCCTACTGGCGCAGTCGATCGTCGCTGACCGATGAGGAGCGCCGCAAGCTTCGCGGTTACGGCATGAGCGTCGATGCGATTGCCAAGCGAATGGGCATGGAGTCGAGGACGATTGAGGCATTGGTAACGATGGGTGGAACGGTCATGCAGACGACCGTTGAGCGAGCGCGGAAGCGCATGGAGGAGCTAGACCGTGACGATGCGAGCACTGACCGTGGATGAGCGAGCCAAGCTAAGGGCGCTGGCGTCGACTGTGCAGGCTCTTGCGCGAGTGACTAGGGCACATACCGATACGCTGCGCCTGGCGCTGGCTGGAGGCCTCCTAGCGCCTCCCACGATTAAGCGGCTACGGGATGCGATTGCGAAAGGCGACGTCGATGAGAAGTGAGGCTAACCCGCGCATTGGGCTGCTGCGCAAGCCGTGTGACCGAGGCGCATTGACGCGCGACGAAAGACTGCAACTCCACAATATTGGAACCAGGCGCGACGTGGCCGCAAGGCTGCATACGTCGGACAGCACCGCGGCCGAGCTCATGGACCCAAACGGAAGAGTGGCAGTCAAGACGCTTGCCAAGGTCAGGGCGATGCTGGCCGAGATGCGCGGCGAAGTGTTAAGGTGACGGCATGCCGAAGATGATGATTGCAATCGGGTTGGGCAAGCCTGGCAAGAGTGAAGAGCTGTCCGAGTATGAGCAGGGCGCTCAGGACATGCGCGACAAGGCGTGCGCGCTGGCCGAGATGTTCGAGAGCGGCAAGCGGCCCAGCAAGAAGCTTTCAAAGCTCATCGATGCGCTGCCGCTGGACGAGCGCGACGAGGGCCCGGCCTCCAAGCCGAGCGGCGCTGGTGTGGATGCAAACGAGGCGTATGACGAAGAGGACGAGGACTGACCGCGAGCTCGATGCGGCGCTAACTCGCACGAGGCGTCGCATTCGCTTGCGCGAGCTGCCGCTAGTCGAGCCAGATACCCGAGGCGAGCGCCAGGTCGAAAGCGAGCAGCTTGTGGCGCGCATCATGTCGGCTGCAAAGCTGACCGAGCGCGAAGCTATTGTGGTGCATGACCGATTCTATCTCGACATGCCATTGTGGGAAGTGGGCGACACAATCGGCAATGTTGGACGCGAGCGAACGGCGCAGATTGAGCGAAGCGCGGTGATGAAACTACGCAAAGCAGCAAGGACTGTATGCCACTGAAGTCAAAGGCTTAGTATGGGAACCGAGAACCACACGACGCTTACGCCGGCTAGGCACAAGCGAATCGTGGAGCTGCTAAAACAGGGCCACTTTCGCGAAACTGTGTGCGCTCAGGTTGGCATTACAGCGCGCACGCTTCGCAACTGGGTAGCGCGTGGCGAAGAAGGCGACCCAAGGTGGTCGCAGTTTGCTCGCGATGTGCGCGAAGCCGAAAGTAACATCGAGGTTGATACGGTTTTCCGCATCAACCTAGCCGGCGAAAAAGATTGGAAGGCGCTTGCGTGGTTCCTTGAAAAACGGTTTCCGCGCCATTGGGGCCGGCATGAAGCCGCAATGGTTAAGCTCGAAGCCGAGCGAGCGGCCATGCTTGAGGCGCTGACAAAGACCTTGGAGAAACGTGGGCTGAATGACGCAATTGAGGACGTCCTACGCGAGCTTGCAGGAGGAGGCACGGACGAGGCTTCAGCAACTCCAGGCGAAGCGCGCACAGAGCACTGATGCGTCATCGCTTACGCTTGAGCGCCTGCTTACGTCGCCAAAGGGCTTTGACCTCCGCACGGCTACGCCACTGCAACAGGCTATTTGCCGCATCGCAGACGGCAGGCCGCTAGACGGCCTTGAGCACGTTCAGCTGCTCGCCAATCCTGGCGCATACGCCGAGGACATACGCGAGCGTGCGACGCTGGCGTGGTCAATTGGCGACGTGCGCAAGCTGCCAGCATCGAGGCCAGCGGAGCTTTACATCGTCGGGCCAATTCGGTCGGGAAAGTCGCTCATGACGGCAGCCGTGAGCGTCGCAGCCACACAGCGGTGCGACCTGTCGCTGATTGGCCCTGGCGAAGTGCCGCGCGTGTCCGTTGTATCTCTGACCACTGACCTTGCCCGCGTCGTGCACCAACACGTCGTTGGGCGTAGCGTCGCGTCGCCTGCGCTAAAGCGCCTTACGATTGGCGAAGCGACGTCTGACAGCATCATGTTTCGCCATCCAACGGGCGCATCGGTCGAGGTCAAGATTGTGGCCGGCGCTCGAGCTGGTGGCTCGCTTGTTGCGCGCTGGTCGGCTGGTGTTGTGTTTGACGAGTTCACCCGCATGACCGGCGCAGAGGACGGCGTGGTAAATTTTGACGACGCGCGCACAGCCGTTAGCGGTCGCCTTTTGCCAGGCGCGCAACTGTGCGGCATCGGCTCGCCTTGGGCCCCGTTTGGACCGGCGTACAAACTCGTGACTGAGGCGTGGCAAGCTCCGACACGCGAGCGCGTTATCATTCGCGCAGTCGGGCCCGCAATGAACCCAGTTTACTGGACGCCGGAGCGTTGTGAGGAGCTGCGGCGTCGTGACCCAATGGCGTTTCGCACTGACGTGCTGGGCGAGTTTGCCGACCCTGAAGCGGCACTGTTCACGGCTGACGACTTGGCAGCCGTGACGAGGCGTGACGCCGTGGAGCTGCCGCCAGTCGACGGTCACCATTACGTCGCGGCAATGGACCCAGCTACGCGAGCGGACGCATGGACGCTGGTCGTTGCGACGCGCCTTAAAGGCGGCAAACTGGCCGTGGTCAAAGCTCACCAATGGCAAGCAACTCGAGGCGCTCCGCTGTCACCAGATGAAGTGCTACGCGAGGTGGCTGAAGAGTTGCGGCCATACAACGTGGCGCGAGTTGCAACCGACCAGTGGGCGGCCGATGCACTGGCAGACATTGGCGCGCGTCACAGCCTTTACCTTGCGTCAGAGGCCATTACGGCAGGGCGCAAGGTTGAGCTGTTTGAGTCACTGCGAACGCTCGTGCTGTCACGCGGCGTCGAGCTGCCGCCTGTGCGCGAGCTGCTCGAGGACATCCGGCGTGTCAGGAAACGCGTCACGCAATCAGGCATCAGCATCGAGCTGCCTCGAGCTGGTGGACGGCATTGCGATTACGCGTTTGCTGCGGCGCTTGCGCTGGCGCAGCCTGTGGGCGAGCCTGCCGACGAATCGCGAGCACTGCCAGACGGGTGGGAAGCGTGGGAAGTCGAGGAGGCGGACCGCCTTGCTCGGCGTTTGCGAGGAGGCGACGAGGATGACGATCAAGAAAGCGAACTCGACCCATGGGACTGACCGATTGCGCGAGGTCCTCGAGGTGCTGCGAGCGTATGGCGTGACTCGATACCGTGAGGCCGAGCTTGAGCTCGAGCTTGGTCCAATGATGCCGCCGAGGACGCTTGATGACTTTGCGACGACTGGCGTCGAGTCAGATGACGACGACGGCAGGTTTGACCATGTGGCCATTCGGCCACGACGAAACGATGAGGTGGAAACGTGAAACTAAAGCGAGCAATCTTTGTGTCCTCAACCGAGGCGCCTGGTCGGCATGACCGCGTGGCGTTTCTGCAATCAACCGAGCCGCAACGGAAAGACTGTTACGTCGCAGACCTGTGGCTAGGGCCGCTCGGCGTCATGGCTGGCGAGGACGTGTATCCCATGCACATGTTTCGGCGGCTGACTGTCGATAGCGCCAACGTCACTCAGTATGTTGGCGACGAGCCGCCCGTTAGCGACAGCGTAATTGTTGAGCGCGATGCGTTTCTGGCCGCAATGTCTGGCGCTGTGTCCAGTGACCTTGCGGGCCTTGCGGCTCGTGAATCGTCAGAGCCAGCCAAGCGCCGAGGGCGTCCACCCAAGCCTAAGGAATGAAAACGCCGGCCACATACTAGCGGGGGAGCAGTATGCGCCGGCACGTCCCTGCGAGATGGCGAGCAGGGCGTGGTATGTATACACCTGAGGGTTATTGACGATGAAGCCTAATCGCTGGTGGACCGCAGAAGAAAACACGTTGGCAGCCGACACAATTGGCGCTGCCAGGGCTGTCGACACGGCCACCAGCGCCAGGCGCGCTCAAATTCTTGAAGCGTATTGCCTGTACGGTGACGAGACGGCGCTTCCAGAAAACGTCATTGAGCTGCGTGCGCATCCCAGCGTAACGCGCAACGTGCTGGCGCTGGCCGTCGATACGGTCATTAGCGAAATCACGCAGACCAAGCCTCGGCCGATGTTCGTCACAATCGGCGGCGACTGGCTTGAGCAAGAGCGCGCTCGCAAGCTGACTTACTTTTGCGATGCCGAGTTTGACGCAAGCAGCGTGCATTCGTTGGCCGAGCAAGCAGCTCGCGATGCTGTGATTGCGGGCCTTGGCATTCTTAGGCCGCGCATTGACCCCACGGACACGAGCCGCGTCATTGTAGAGCGCATCTTTCCGCCCAACTTCCTGGTGGATGACCGTGGCGCTGTCGATGTGATGCCTCGGTCGTTCTTTGTGCGTCACCTCATCGACCGTTGGCAGCTCGCCAACCTGTATCCGTCAAAGGCGTCGGAAATCGAGATGGCTCCGACTGTCGATGCGCGCGCTTGGTACGTCGATGGGCCGCGTTCGAGCGACGTCATCGAGGTGATTGAGGCCATTCACCTTCCGAGCGGCAAAGATGCTGGCGACGGAAGGCATGTGCTGGCCATTGAGACGGCGGTGCTTGCCGATGGCGAGTACACTTACGACGAGCCGCCGTTCTGCTTTATCCGCGCCGTAAAGCCGCTTAGGCGCTTTTGGGGCTTGTCGCTGGTGCAGCGCGCGGCGCCGACGCAGACCGAATTGAATCGCGTTTTGCGGCGCTGGAATGAAAGCCTGCGTTTGAACGCGACCGCACTGTGGTTCCTGAACCGTCAGTCTCGCGTCGTAAAGGCTCACATGGTCAACGGAATCGGCTCAATTGTTGAGCACGACGGACCGCCGCCGCAGCAGATGACGCCGGCCATCATGCACCCGCAGGTTTCGGCTTACATTGAGCAGTGCGAGCAGCGCGTGTTTCGGCTCATGGGCGCGAGCGAGCTAGCGGCAACGTCACTGAAGCCTGCCGGCCTGAACAGTGGGCGAGCGTTGCAGGTTTACAATGACGT